TCCAGTTATCAAGGATCAGCGCGCCGCCGGGGTTGGTCATCGCAATGTTTTCGTCAAGTATCAGGCCACGAACCGGCGCTGGGAACGTATGGGGTTGCGCAGGTTGCGGCGGCTGGTCGTTCCCCTTTCGGTTCGCTTTTTTCTTTGGCCTTACCATCATAGCCGCGACCGATCATCAAAACGGGCGATATCGGACAGGTTGGCCTCATATTCGGCCTCATAATCTGCGAAATCCATGCCCTTTTGACGACGCCACCGGACAATCAGGCCCTTGAGCATCAGCGTTTCGTCAATCAGGGCCGTTTCGGTGTCCGCTGTCCACAGGGGCGTTCCGTTGCTGCACCATGCCTCAGATTGCAGGTTAACCGTAACCGTGTCGGCAATGTCCAGATGTGGCCACAGAGTGAGCCTATCACCGCCGAGCAGGTAGTAACGCGGATCGCCACGAACCGGATCTAGCGACCCCCATTCGTCAGCGGTAAGGGGCCGCACGACTCCGGTGCTGTGCGTGACCCCGATGCCCGCTGATACGCGTGAGAAATAATCAGGCAGTGTATGGCGAACCTGCCCACCGCTGCCCGTCAGGGTTTCGGTATCACGCAGCGCGCCGAAATCAACGCGGCGCGCTAATTCTTCGCCCACAAGATTGCTCATTGATACGGCCTCAAGCCATTGGCGGTCAGGCGAGGACACAACCTGCGCCGGGACTGCCATGCCGACATTCTTTGCAAGACCTTCGCAGATGGTTAGCAGGCTCATGGAACAATTCCTCCAACGCGAACGCGGGCGCGCGAGTACCGTTGGCGCTCGTCATAGCTGCGGGCGTCTAGAATGGCGTCGTCAAGCAGGCTGCGCATGGCCCGCGCCATTTCAACGTCCTGTATGTATTTCGCGGCCTCAACAGAAACGCCGTAGAGATACACGCTTGGATATTTTTGCAAAAGCCAATTGCTGTCCGTCAGGTTGTCAGCAATCGTTGGGATTTCTGCGTAATATTCAAGCACAACATCACCAGCCAAGCCGATAAAGTCATCCCCCTGAATCGCGTAGAACGTCATGGGATTGGCTGAGACAGCCTGTAGTGTCTGCTGAACATATTCGCACCCATTCGCGCCATATACGCCGATAACTTCGGCAAAATCACTTGGAAGGGCCGCGCGACCGTCAACGGGAACAAGCGTAACGCTCGTCACCTGCTGGCGCATCCGTAGCTCGTGGCTAAACATGGACTCGGCCAGCTTGGTCAGGCGCGGCATAACGTCAACAATATCGGGACGCTTTACATGCTCGACTACTGCTGTGCGCAGGTCGATGAAGTCAGCGAAAGCGCTCATACTCTGCCATCCTTGGTCCGCCATGCGCGGTTATCGCCGTCATTCAGCCACTTTGACAAGTATTGCTGGTCGTCCTGTCGGGACGCCTCGGCGACTTGATCGTGGTAAATGTTCAGCGGGATTGATGCGATCTGGTGATAATCCCCAGCCCAACCGGGCAAGGAAAGGTTTCGCTGTGCCGTGTTAAGATCAATCGTCGGCTCTACGGGGTAATCCGTGCGGAACGTGGTGGACCCGTCTGCGTTTTCCAGTGACCACACCTGACGCCCTGTCGGGATATCGTAGTCAAACAAAACCCAATCGCCGTCTTTGATCTTCATGGCTACTTCTTTTCTTTGACGCGGGACAGGGTGCCGCTTTCGACGCCATCAAGGGCCGCTTCTGCGGGAATCTCGACTTCCTTGCCAGCCCTATGCCGTTCGCCGTCTTCGTCCCACGTATCGCGCAGGATTGTGCATTTAATCATCTTATCAGCCATTGCGGCCTCCATTTGTGAGGAAAGGCGGGACCGTTAAGCCCCGCCAGCTCGTTAGGTTGATGCGGTCAGGCCAAAGATATCAGCAACGACGCCAAGACCTTTTTCGTTTTCGACCTTAAGCGCGCCTTCGCCAATGATAACGAACTTCTTAGAGTCGCCCGTTTTCGCAAGACCTTTGTCTTCCTTGATCTTGTCGAACCAGCCATAGGAGGCATATTCGGAATCGACCAAGAAGGCGTTGCGGGCAAGGCCAGCAGCACCAGACATGACGCGGTTGGGGTGAACCATAACCTTGCCATAAGGGCCTTCGTAAACATCAGCAGTCGCAACAATGCTGTTGTTCTTGCCGTTCGAAGCCGCATAGCGGAACGATGCCACGTTAGCATCTGACATGAACGTCACGAATACAGACTTGACGTAAGGCGCGACGAACAAGTGCTTGAAGTTTGCGCCAGACTGATAGCCTTGCTGCATGACGTTATCTAGCAGAGCCTTGGAAAAAGCGCGCTGCGTGCCGTCATTCGGTGCAACGGTCAGACCAGTACCAGAGCTATATCCGCCGTTTGCGCCGTTTGCGCCGCGTGACACGTTGGTTTCAATCCATGTGGAAAGGGAACCGCTTTGGCGTGTCGCGCCACCAACAGAAGCGTTTGCCGCGACGAGGGAATATTCCACGTCCTTGCGCAGCTCGATACCGCGCTTGAGCTTTTGCTTCTTGACCGTCAGCGTGTTGCCAGCCTCGTCGGTTTGCTCCTGTGTACGCGACAAGATGCCTTCTTTGCGCATGATCTGGGTGTGATTACCCACGCGGTCTGGGGGCGTGATAGCTGCGAAGGTGTATTCATCGCCTTCAAGCTGCACGTTATCCGCAGGCGCGGCCAGTTCGTCCAGGTTCCATTCGGGGTGCGTGGACTTGAAAGACGACTTGGAAATCATAGAGTAGATCGGCGTGTCTTCCGGCGTGATGCGGGAAACAACGTCGCTCAATTCCTCGCGGTTCGTATTTGAGGACGTGGACTGAAACGTATTTGCAATAATAGCCATGGGGCTACCTCCATTTGATGAGGGTTATTCCCAATCAACAGCCAGCGCGTCTTTCAACGTGCCAGAGCGACCGAGCTTACGCATCGCCTCAACATTACCGTTTGCCTTGCGTGCGCCCTGTCCCGGCTTGCGGGGGGTAACGGGCGGCGCTTTGGCCGCTTTCTTCTTCACAGACTTGCGTGCCTTTTCCGCGTCCATCCCGACCTTGGCCCAATGAGCCAACTCGAAAACGCGGTGATCAAGATTTGATCCAATTTCGGCGTCTGTAAATCCAACCATATTAGCGACTTTACGAACCGCACCAAAGAAATCCTCTCGCCCCTGGCCTTTTTCAGCATCGGGGAATTTCAAGATTAACTTCCGGTGTTCTTCGCTTGCCCGCCTATCGCGGTCGGCTTTGTCACCACCGTCAACAACTTCCTTGGCTTCACCAGCTGTCGCTATGATGCCTTCCAGTTGCGCCATAGCGGCCTCGTGTTGGGCCTTCTGCGCCGTATACGTATTCGGGTCAGAAAGCGCCAGTGAGGCGTTAGGTGCATCAGGAATGAGATTGCTTAGATGTTGAACAAAAGCGTCGGTAATGCCTTGTATGCGTTGCGATTCCACTTTCAACGCGCCGCGCTCGTTTGCGACATCCTGCGTTTTCCGTGAATAATCAGCCTGCCGTTGATAGCCCTTTTTCAACTCATTGAGAGAAACATCTGAACCGTCATCAAGGCGAACAGTGACCTTTTCGGGGTCTTCGTCCGCTTCTTCGTCAGTCTGATCGTCTTCGGCCTCTTGGTCGGTGGCCTCATCTTCGGCCTCAACCTCATCCGTCTCATCGTCGGTTTCCTCCGTTGCTTCGTCCGTTACGTTGTCCTGATCTTCGTCAGGGTCGTAATAGTCAAAGTCGTCAGAATTGTCGTTGTCTGAGAGTGCGACGTTATCGGTTGCGTCATCTTCTGACACATTATCGGGTTCGTCTTTCATGGTGTTTGCCCTTACGGCTGATAGTATGCGTTCCGATTATTCGGGAACGCCCTCGCGGTGCCGGTTGCTCCGAATAGCTGTCTCGGAGTCCTCGCGCAAAGTTCGGATGGCCTGAGCGCGCATGGCGTGTCTGGCTCGTGTTGCTTCGTCGGGGGCATAGATACAGAGGTCAATCTCTGACTTTTCCATGCCGTCGAATATCTCGTGAAAGAGCGGGTTGGCTAAAAGCTGGTCCGCCAGTGCTGCGCGCTCTTTTGGTGTCATTAGTAGCCCCACACCTTTAGGTCTGTCGCGGTTGTTCCAGTGGCCAGAACCGCGCGCACTGCTGACGGCTCGACTGTCAGGCCCGGTGGAAAATCAAGGTCTTCTGTGTCCGTGTCTGCCAGCGCATCAAGCGGCAAGATACGGATAGTAGCGACGCCCGCGCCTGCGTTCATGACGCGTAGGCCGCGCCAATAGTTGTCAACGCCGTCAGTTGGCGCGATGAGTGTAATAATGCGGGACGGCGTGGACGTGCCAACACCGTTAAAGGGGTCTTTCGTTGGATCATATGGCATTGGTGTTTTCCTTGTTGGATTCTGCGGCCAGCGCTGCGGCGTGCCAATCTGCGGCCAGCTTTTCGCGCTCAAAGGCCATTTCAGCATTAAATTTACGCTGCTCGAACGCCTGCTGACTTGCCTGCATCGTGGCGTCTGACTGCAGTTTTTCCGATTGTGCCTGTGTGTGCGCGTCTATTTCGGCCTTCTTAACCGTCAGGTCAGCTTCCATCTGCGCCCGCTCTTTATCGCGGTTGCCGTCCACCTTCATCTTCTCAAGCTGCATTTGCGCTTCTATCTTTTGCTGTTCTGGGTCTGGCTTATTCCTAGCCGCTTCCATGCGCGCCTTAATCCCTTCGGGATCAGGTTCAGTGAAATACATACTTGGCGTTTTAAGCCCCGCGCTCTCTGCGGTCTTGGCCAGTGTGTTGTATAGGTTCTCAGGCTTAACAAACGGGTTATCCGGCCCAAAGCCTGAGATGATACGTTCCTGCAAGCCCAAGATTTGCTGCATCATGGCCAAGTCGCGCTCACGGGTGCCAGCCCCTAGGCCGGTGTTGACTGTGCAGTCCATTCCGGCGTTCCACTGGCGCGGATCGAACTTAACCCACTCATTGCGCAGGCGTAGCGTGCGCTCGACGTCTTGGTGACGGATCGTAAGGCGCAGAAGGCCGCGGAAGAAGCGGCGCAGGCCATCGGCCAGTGACTTAACCATAACCTCAGTTTGACCGATACCAGCCTGCTCAATCATCGCGGAGGCTTTTGCCGTCATGTTCTGCAGCGCGTCAGGCGCAAGGCCAGCCGAGGCATCGTTAACACCTGTTCTCTCGCTAACCTCTTGGTCAAGATACTCAAGCATCCCGAAACTTTCAGCGGCGATAAACGGCACTTGATTGAAACTAACGGCTGTACGCGCATCAACTCCCGTTTTGACACTAATAGGCAGGCCAAATTGCGGGTTGTAAACAGCGTCGGGGTTGGTAACAGCGCCTTGCTGCATTATCATTTGCGGGTTGTTCTGCCACATCAGGTTGTCCATCGTCTGACGAAGCAACACAGTTTCGGCCTGCTGCAGGTCCATAACGTCATCAGCTAGTGAAATACCCTCCCATTGGTGGGGCATCCGCTGAACGGCAAGGTCGCACATTTGCACCTCGTCGCATTCTTCGTCCTCAAGCAGGTTCCTTTCGCCAAGGCCACCGGCAAAGCACATATGGCGAAGCTCTGAAATGCCGTCCCCGTCCATATCAATCCGAATATACAGGTCGTAATAATCGACAAGCTCGTTCGCCTGCTGCGCCTCATCCCCGTTGTCCGTCGCGTCGCGCGTATCAACTTCTGAACTGTCATCATCTGACTGAGATAGATTATCAATTGTCTTGCGGTCATACCCCATTGCGACCAGATCAGAGCGCCGAATGGTCGTCTTTTCGCCGGTTAACAGGCTATCCTCTAAGGTCACCGCGTCAGGGTGGATCAGAAACCGTTCGCGCGGGACAGCGCCGACCCTGACGCAGCCCTGTGTTGTTTTGCGACGAATCTTGGCTTCGTGCATGGTGGCCGTAACCACCTGCCCGTCCGTTTCGACTTGCTCAACGGTTTCGGTGTGTTCGAGAACTTCAACCTCATCGTCACCGGCGATATCGGCAAATGCGTCGTCTGTCAAACCGCTGTGCTTGCTTATGCTGACAGTCGCCGTGTCATCCCACCACCACTTTAGAATGCCGTTGCGCTGAATAAGAGCGTCGTGCGCGGCGTCCTGGATGTGCGTCTTGGCGTTCGTTTCAGGGATAATCACGTAATTCAGATAATCCGTCGCCTGCTGCGCGCCGTCCTCGTCGCCCTCGTCAACCGGCATAAATTCCGCAATCTCGTCACCATTCAAGATGGTGCGCATGATAGACGGCAGAACCTTCTTTACCTGTGCGCGCAGAACCCGCTTAACCATCTTAGAGCGGCCAGCATCAGCGGGAGTGTCTTTCATAACGCCAAGGTAATATTCCGTTGATCGGATGCGATCCTTAGACAAGCCCTCGGCGTGACGCTCGGCCTCTTCAACCATGTCCGCGATTATTGCGATGCTATCTTTCATTTTTGAAACCGTCCAACATCAATAAACCTTTCGCGGTATAAATACCGGCTCTTTCGATTTGCCTTCGGGCTGCTCATATGAAACCGCGACCAAACCAAACGCATCAGCGCCGTGGCTTGCCCAATCGTGGTTCGGCCCCAAGCCAATGCCGCGTTCTTCGTCGCGCTTTTCGTGATACCATCCGATTGCGTCAATGCCCGCTTCGGTCGTCTTTTCATTGAACCACATAGACGGAAACAACCGCCGCGCCGCCTCTACGCGCTGCATGGCGGCTCCTGTGCCTTGGTTCTTAACAACCTGCACCTCGAACCCGGCAGACCGTAGCGCGCTTTCAAACGAGACATCGTAAACCTTGTCGTTCGTCGCGCCGTCATGCGGTAGGATGCACAGGGCCTTGCCGTACTTATTATCTCTTAACCATTGGATATGCGCAGAAAGCGGTTGCCCCTGCGCTTCGTAGTAATTCAACAGCCTAATTTCACGCCCGACAAACTGGACAATCCAGATTGAAGTCGCGTCTGCCTTTGCGCCCGTCCCGCCGATATCCCATATCGCGCGAACCGTCATTAACGGATCAGCAGCAACGTTGCCTATACGGCCCTCAGACCTAGCGACAGCCAGAGCCTTGGCGTAATAGGCCCCCGCATTGATGGTGGCATAATCGCCTTCCCAAATATGCCCGTAACTGTCTGGATCTTTGGTAAAGCAGTCTAGCCGCTCTTGCTCAAGAACGCTGGGGAACCACGGGTTGTCACGCCAGTTAGCCCTGACGACGACAGCGCCGGTTGGCATCATGTCACCGCGAAGCATCTGATCAACAGCAGCGCGCTTGTGGTTGGGGTTCCAGCCAAAGTGAAGTTCAGATATCAGACCCCTGCCCTCGTCTTCCCACCGGATCGTGGGCCGTAACATGCTTAGAGAACGTGCAGATATAGATTGCGCCTCTTCGCCCCAGGCCCGATGGAATCCCTCGTATGATTTAACCGAATCCGCTGTGTGGTCCTGCATGCCCGTGAAGGCTATGATGCCGTCACCCGGCGTTTGTATCCTATCGGTGAAGACCTTGAACCCGTCAGCCTCAGTCAACCCGAACTTGCGGAGCTTGCTTTCCAGCAGATACTTGGCGGATTCCTTTAGTGACTTCTGGACCTCGCGGAAACTTAGGCCGCGCAGGCCTTCGCCCGCGTCACCCGGCCATCGCAAGGCGTCCTCTATGAGGTTCTCTGCAAAGAAGTGAGACTTGCCTGAACCACGCCCGCCCCATGCGCCTTTGTACCGGGCTGGCTGTAGTAGCGGCTCAAAGACTTCCGCAGTTTCTATCTCAAGTTTTCGGCTTAACAATTTTTCTCTCGATCAAGCCGACTAGGGGCCGCTCTGGATCACCAGCGATAGTTGCCGTTGGCGTTCCGTGCGCACGATCCTCGCTGTCCTTGAACAATTTGAGCGCCGCCGCATCAAGGTATTCAAGCGCATCGCTGCCGTTATTAAACTTTTCCGTCATAGCGGATAACATCTTATGGCGTATTGCTGCGGCCATTTCCGCTGATTCATTCTCTAAGCGCCGTTGCTCGCCGGTCTTCCTCCCGGGGTTTGCGTTGTTGCCAGGCTTGAATCTCGTATCAGGTGATGGATTGGGATTTCCCATAACATTCGGTCCAGTCCGCTCTCGCGATTATTGGCCTCCGGTTGTGTGTGTTGGTGCCTGCTGTCGCCATTCGCGCTCAAAATGCGGTTGCCACCAGCGCGTTAACTGTTGAAGCATGGGACGTGTTCCGGTGCAGGCGTACCGGATTGGAAACTAGGTGGCTTGTTGGAATATC